ATGTTTATCCGAACACTTTATTTCAGTACCATCATCAAAAATTATTTGATGATAAAATGGTTTATAGACTTTTTGAATTCCTGAAAAATATTTAAACCCCGTTGGAGTTTTTACTTGAAATTTTTTATTAAGTTTAAACATTTTTCCAACACTCTCTCAAAATAATTCTTTTCATTCCTTGTGGAGTTATATTATATTTACTGCAATATTCTTTACAAAATGATTGTATATATGACATTTTTTTGCCATTTTTCATTATTAAACCAACATCATTCAAATGAGGACTTTTTTCATATAAATCTCTTATTTCTTTAATTTGATCATCAGTTATTTTTCTACTAAAAACTCTACCTTTTCTCGCAGATTTCATTTTATTGATTGTTTCTTCGGAAAAACAATGCTTAACATCTTTATTCCAAGGTATATTCCCTTTCTTTACGCCACCAATACCACTTCTATCATAGTTTTCAAATCCTTCTCCTCCTGGAGATTTATTCCATCCATTTTTATAAGTATCATATTTTTTTATGTATTCGATTTCCAAATTTTTTGCTTCCAATGAAACTTGAAGTTGCTCTATCAATTCAAAAGTATGTGGTGGTTTATTTCTTTTATGTTCTCTTCTTCTAGTATCTGGATTTTGAGTTTGTCCAATATACTGAACTTTGTTATTTAAATCTTTAAGAAAATAGATATAATACATTTTATTACTATTTATAATCCAAGAAATTCACATTCTATCATATAAATCTTCCATAGATATTTTACTGATACTTTCATTATCATCTTGTATTTCTATTAAAGTTTCTCCACCCAAGCATTCAAACTCAACTTTAAACTGTTGTTCAGATGTGTTTGCAATTGTTTGCTTTTTCCACTCATCATCTCTACCAGGAACTTCAGACCAATGAACATCAGTATAAACATATTCATTTTTTCCTTTTTCTGCATCATGCCACATTCGGTAGAAGTGATTCATACCATGTGGAGTGGAAACTATAATAACTTTAGTTTGTTTACCTGAAGTAATTGTTGGATAAACGGATGCGAAGAAAGAATCAGCAATATGATTTGGAACGAATGCAAATTCATCCAAGAACAAAATATTAAAAGACATACCACGAACAGCAGATGCTGATGTGGATGCTGCTAAAATCTTTGATCCATTTTCTAACTCTAAAGAACCTTTATTCCAAGAAATAATACCTTGCTGCATCCACTTTGGTAGATTCTCATATGCAGTCTGCAATCTATCTAAAAGTTCTCTTGCAGTAGCTGCTTTGTTTGCAAGAATACCAATATTTACATTATCGTTAAAAACTGCATAGTGCAAAAGAAATGCAACAACAGTTGTTGAATTATGTGTAGGAATAAAAGTTTTACCACACAAAAATAAATGATCTTCACTATTAACTTGTATACATGCAACTGGTACACTATCAACTTTTTCTATTCTATGAATATAATGTCTACTTTCTTGCTTTCTTTCTGACTTTTTTAAATTTATATTTTTAATCTTTCTTGGAAGATTAAATACTCTTTCTTTAGTTGAAAAAGATACAGTGTAATAAAAATTTCCTTTAATTTCTTTTCGTCTTACAGTTGATTTTATACCAAGAGAAGAAAGTAACTCAACAACCTGTAAGATTAAATCATAATTTTTTTGATAAAATTCAAATGATCTGCTGTTTTTTCTAACAGATCCATCAGTATCCATTAAACCACGAAGAAGTTCCAATCTGTCTTCATAGGATGAACGGAGATATTTTAGTGGAATGTGTTTATTTTTAATTAAGTTATACTCTTTTAACTTGGAATGTAAATTTTTAATTTTAAATCTAATACAATTATTAGATTCTCTTTCATGTTCTATATTAAACTTTTCTTTATAGAAATAGTAATCGTCTTTATGTGCAATTATTCTTCCATCATAAGAATATCCATCACCCAACCAAACACCAAGAAGATATGGATCAATATTTAATACATTTTTGATAAAGTTGATTGGTTTTGATTTATCTACAAATAAAGATCCTTGAAATCCTCTTCCCCTTTTATTTTTTATTTTTGATTGATACTGGTCAAATATATCCTTAGAAGTTATAACTTTTTTTCCAGTTCTCCAATACGAACTATTCACTTCCCACAAATGCTCAGCATCGGCAATTATTTCTTCACCATTATCAAAATATATTTTATAACAATCATGATTATACATTGTTTCGGTCTTCATTATAACTGAAACAGAATCTCCAGTTGGTGATAAAATGTCATCGCCAACTTTAAGATCTCCCATAGTTGTCCAACCATTTGGAGTTGGAATTGGTGTATCTAATGACAAAGCTTTGCCTGTCTGACGAGGCATCTTGCAGATATTAAATCTGTTTTGGTGGAAATTATTAATTAATTTCTCTTGAAAATGATATGGTTTAAAAGTTTGCAGTCCATGATCAAGAGTTACAATCTTGACATAATTGTTTGCAAAATAAACAGGATCATCCTTACATTTGACAAATTCAAGTATTTGTTCTTGAGTAAATTCAATTTGTGTATTTGCTTTTTTTAAAAGCGGATTACCAAGGTATACATCACTCATAGTAAATTACCTACTAATCTCTTCCCAATCCATTGATGCAAAAAGTTGTGCGTTTATAGTACTACCAGAACATATCAAAGTAAGTTCATAAGGTGTGTTAGTTAATCTATCTCTTTCTAACTGAAATTTAAATAATGCTTCTTTTAGAATATCTACTGGAACTGAAGATTGTTGAGATGAATTAAAAAATCCTGATGCAAGGACTCTGCCACCACTATGAGTTCCACCATCAATCTTATATTCCACAGCACTATCAGAACCTGCACTTACCCAAATTCCTCCACTTGTTATACCACTTGCCGCAACTTTCCAGTTATAGTTTGCATTATTTGTAGTTCCTAACATTGAAACTGCAGTCAAAATTACAATTGCGTCCAATCTATCTGGTGATGCTTTTAAACGAAGTGAAATTACAGTATAATCTGTCCCAACTGTTGCTAAAGTTACAGGGCTTGTAACTGCCGTTCCAACTGCTTGTTGCAATCCACGAAGTTCATAACCACCTTCTGACAATACAGTAGAACAAACTTGTTTTAATGTACTTGCACTGGTTGTAACGCCAGTGTTTGTAATCTCATATCTTATTGGTAATGCTGCTGTTGTAATATAAGTTGATTGGATAAGATTTGCGTGATGGAATGAATGACAGTGAATAAATTGACCGTCAATTACAAATCCAACTCTGACTGTTCCCAATCCCAACCACTCAATATCCGTCCACATAATTTGTCCTTTAGATGGATCAAGTGTATATCCAGAAGGACCTGTTCCATCCATCTTATCATATAACCAAGATGATTGTGGAGCATGAGTTTCTGTAAGTGTTCCACTTACAATACTTCTTTCTACAAAATTTACAGTAGAAC